AGAGAGAACTACGCAAGTTATGTGCAATATGTATTTGGAGATTCTTATATAATGACTAACTTCCATAAAGCATTATGTAGCATTGGACAAACTGCAGTAGAAAGATTAGAAAAGGGGAAACACCCTAGATTTTTGTTATCAGTCCCACCACAATTTGGTAAATCTTGCACTCTTACGGAAACATTACCTAGTTGGTTTATAGGAAGAAACCCAGATTTAAGTGCGATTATTACTGCTTATAATACGGATATTGCCGAAAAGTTTGGAGATAGAAATAGACAAAAAGTAAGAGAGTTTGGCAACGAGATATTTGGTATTCAAATTAGTGATAGTCAAGATAATAAAACTTTATTCCAAATTAAGGGACATCAAGGACAAATATTTAGCACTGGTATTTTAGGTGGACTTACATCTAACCCAGCGGCACTTATTATTGTTGACGACCCTTTTAAAAACGGAGAAGAAGCCGAAAGTAAAGAAATTCGTGATAAAGTTGAGAGAGTTTATTGGGACAGTATTGACACTAGAGCAAGGGCTTTAGGTAGTGCTATTTTAGTTATTCATACACGTTGGCATGAGGACGACCTAATTGGTAGACTAGCGCAAAAGAGTGGTTTTACCGTTATCAATATTCCTACTGTTTGGGAAAAAGGCATTGATAAACTTTTAGGAAGAAAAATAGGAGAAGTTTTAGCACCTGAATTAGGACATACTGCCGAGTGGGCTGAAAACAAAAGAAAGAACGTTGGTAGTAGAGTGTGGAACGCACTATATCAAGGCAAACCTTTTGTGGAAGGTGGAAACATTGTTAAGAGAGAACAATTAAAGTTTTATAACAAAAGAAGTATGCCTAATGAATTTGATGAAATAGTCTTATCATGCGACTTATCTTTTGGTGGCACTAAAACTAATAATGACCCTAACTGTGGTGTTGTATGGGGTAGAAGTGGTGCTAATCATTATCTTCTAAAGAGATTTAATAAAAAATGTGGTTTCCAAGAAACCCTAACACTTATCAAACTTTTTTGCAGTGAATTTCCTAAAATGCGAAAAAAATTAATTGAAGCAAAGGCAAATGGAAAAGCAACCATAGAACTCTTGGGACAAGAGATAAGTGGTGTAATTGGTTTTGACCCAAAAGGTGCTAGTAAGGAAGCAAGATTAAGACTTGTTGCGCCTTACTTTGAAGCAGGAAACATCTATCTTCCAGATGAAAGTATAGACCCAGACATTGAAGATGTTGTAGAAGAATTATTAAAATTTCCTAACGCAACACATGATGAATATGTTGATACAACAACTCAATATTTGCTAGACTATTCTTATAAGAACGAAAGCGGACACATTGAAACAGATAGTGTATATAAAATCTTATCTTCATTAGTAAGGGGAAGTAATTATGATTAGATTAAACGTTGATGAACAAACTTTAGAAACTGGTGTTGGTCTTGAAAGAATAGTCCAACAAATCTTTTGGTATCAAATCTTTTGGAAAGACGCAATAGGACAAGACATCTATTTGATGAAACTTCAAAAAGATATGTATAATGCCAAAGATAGTGCATGGATAAAGTTTAATAAAAATTCACATAAAACCGAAGCATATTACAATTTATTGAAACCAAAATGTGATACCGCTACTGCAACATTTATCGGTAGAGTGCCAGATATTGTGTCAAATGGCTCAAAGAGTGAAATTAAACGTATTAGCAAATTCACTAATTTGCAAAAGCATAATGACTTTGAAGAAGAAATTACTGATACTGCATTAAATATGTCTATTTGTGGTAGTGGTTTCCTTGCATTATATAATGAACAAGGTGCTACTTTCCCTAAATATAGAAGTTTAGACCCATTATACACTAATGTTGTTTATGACTGCTCTATTGCTATGAAGAGATTATTTGCATATCACATTTATTTTGATGCAAGTTCTAATCTAGGTATTAAAGGTGCGTATGTATGTCTTATCTACACTAAAGACAAGATGTATGCTTTCTATACACCCCAAATATCTATTCCAACTAAAATGGCATTTAATGTATACCCATTACAATTATTCTTAATCAATGGTGCAGAGTTATCTTATGTCGCATATCATGGTTTTAACGATATTCCTATCTATGAATTTATGAACAACAAAAATTGCATAAGCGACTGCAAACCAGCATTAAGCATTATTAAATTATACGGGGAATTACAAAATAATCGTTTCCAAAATGTTGATGATATTATCAATTACTTACTTGTTGTTAAGAACGTGCGTTTAGGTAATGAAGATGAAACTGGTAAAGCATTGGATTTAATTAAAAATAATCGTATGCTACCTTTAACTGGAGAAAATGCTGACGCAAAATTCTTGTCCAACCCATTAAACCAAAAAGATATTCAAACCTTATCTTTTGAATTTAAAAAACTAATTGATGAAATTACAAGAATACCAGACTTAACAAGTGAAGAATTTAGTCAAAATGCAAGTGATCCAATTCTTAAAATTAAGACCAAACCATTACTTGACTTATGTCTTGAAAAAGAGAAGTGGTTTAATAGAGCTTACTTCCCAATGTTAAAGACAACGTTAGATTTTGTTAAAAATAACGATAAAGATTTATATGAAGAAATTAAGTTTGATGTTGATAATATTGATTTAGTCTATTCTCACACACTTCCAAGTAATGATAGAGATATGGTTAACAATATTGTTAACCTTGCAAACGCAGGACTTATCAACCCAAGAGTTGCCTTACAATGTTTATCATTTATTCCTAATGTTGATGATTACATGGGTGGTGTCATTGAGTGGAACGACTATCTTGACATAAGAAAACAAAAAGATAAAAATGATAATATAAAGGCAAACGAAAATAATTTAAAGAAACAAAATGCCAAACCACAAGATTTAGACCAAGAAGATAATTTAGTCAATGCTACACTTGGTCAAAGTCAAAAAGTTAGTGTAGAAAAGGTAGAGTAAATCTATCGTTAAATACAAGTTGCCAACTGACTTTATAGTTGAGTGTCGCAAGACAAAATATGTGTCCCTAACACATTAACTAGGAGAGGAGATATAAATGGAAGATACCATTACCCTAACACAAGCAGAGTTAGATGCTAAAGTTCAAGAGGCAGTTGAATCTGCTACAAAAGACATTGTCGCAAAACACAATAACGACATGGCAAAACTCCGTAAGGAAAATACGGAATTAAAAAATGCTAGTAAGACACAAGAACAATTAAAAGAAGAACAAGATGAAGCAATAACCAATGAGTTAAATGAGTTGCGTTCTTATAAAAAAGGTAAAGTTCTTGAAGAAAGATTAGCAAAAGAAGGTTTGCCAACTTTCCTTAAAAACGATACACGTTTATTAAATGCAACTGATGAAACCTTTGATAAAGTTCTAAAAGAAGTTAGAAAAGAGTATGAATCAGTATTGCCTAAAGGAAGTCAGCAGTCCACTGTTGTTCAAGTTAGTAATGGGCAACAAGCAACTATGACCGAAAAAGACAAAGCAAATATGGAATTTGGAAAAGCCTTGAAAAGTTTAATCGGTAAGTAAACCGAAGAAAGAGGTATTTATGGCTGTTGTTAATACATCAGTTGTTCTACCAGTAGAATATGGTAGAGAAATTATTAGAGGACTTCTTGGTCGCTCTAAAGCATTAGAATTAGGTAGAAGATTACCAGATATGCGTGGCAAGACCTACAGATTAAATGTCAACAAATATTTACCAGTTGCAGGGTTTGTTAAAAACACACAAACTACACCAAACAGTGAAGGAACTGAAATTAATCGTAAACCAGTTAGCACTTACGCATTTGAAGGTATTGACCTTGTTGCCGAAACATTAGCAGTTTATATTCCAATTAGTGAAGAAACATTAGCAGATGTTGAAGATTTTGGAATTGAATTAGCCGCAGAAATGCAAGAACAAGTCGTTGGTGCTTTCCAAGGAGCTATTGACGCTGCAGTTTTCTTTGGTGTTGATACGCCTTGGGGAATTCAAAGTGGTTTCCCAGCAAGTGGTGGTTTAGTCGCAGGTGCTTCAAGTGCAGATGCCACTGTTGACTGGAACGGAAGTGCAGGAAAATCTTTCTATGACGCGATTAATGCCGCTATGACATTAGTTGAACAAAGTGGTTATATGCCAAATGCAATTCTTGGTGGACCAAGTATCAA